ACGCAAATTAGTGGCGACTCTGTCGCAGCCGACAACGCCGAAGCGTTTTTTGACGGCACTGGATACGCTGGGACAGGAAATACGATTCCAACGGTGACGACGCTGACCAACCTGCCAAGCATCCCGGCGAACTGGTTGACGGCTACAGGCATCAGCAACGGCGCATTTACCTCAGCGAAATTTGCAGCGGGAGCATTCGATGCAGTGTGGACGGTAACAACCAGAACACTGTCTTCGTATGGAACTTTGGTTGCAGACATCTGGAACCATGCGACCAGGACGCTGACCGCTTTCACCGATTCATCTGGTGTGACGACGCTGTTGTCCCGCATCATCGGCACGCTGGCATCCGGCACGCATCAACCACAATCAGGTGACGCTTTTGCTCGCATAGGTGCTAACGGTGCTGGATTGACAGCGATCGGCGACACGCGAATGGCGAACCTTGATGCAACCGTGAGTTCAAGAGCTACGCAGACCAGCCTGGATACGGTCGATGATTTTCTCGACACCGAAATCGCTGCGATTAAGGCGGTCACGGACAAGATGGACACGATGTTGGTTCTCGATGGTGCGGTGTGGCAGTTGACGACCAATGCGTTGGAGAATGCAACTTCGGGTGGTGGAACAGACTGGACAACGGACGAGCGAACGGTCATTCGGACTATATTAGGCATTCCCGTGTCCGGCACTACACCCGCAGACCCAAGCAGTGGGATCTTGGATGTGATACGCGATGCTGTAGGCACCAAGCCTACATTACTCCAAATGGAGGCGAGCACCGTCCTTGCTAAAGAGTCCACCGTTGGTTCGATAGAAACAAAAGTTGACCAACTTTCTTCAAGAATAACCGCCACGCTTTTTTCCGGTATCACCTCTCTTGCAGATTGGATTCGTCGCATTGCACGCAAAGACGCTGGGACAGCAGGAATGACCACTGCGCAAAGCGAAATCAATACAGGCGGTACGTCAACATTTGCTGGAACGACGGACTCACTGGAATCCATTCGTGATAACGCTGGCGGTGGAGGTGGAGGAGGTACGGTAAACATTACTGTTGAGGATCGCAGCATAACTGTGAGTTAGCCATGTCGAGAATTATTCGCAAGGTGTTTAAGGTAGATGGCGTTCCAACGGACGTGGATTCGGCTTTACTGTCGGATCCAACTGGAGCGTTTGGCGTAAAGAGAAACGATACTGACGCGGTTGTTGTTGCTGACGGCGTGGCGATGACTCGCGTTTCTGCTGGTACTTACCAGTATGAGTTCAGCGACGTGGTAGGTGTTGCTTACACGGCTTATGTTGAGTTTGTTTATGGTGGAGCGACATATCATTTTGAGGTTGACTTTGCCGCTGCGACCAGTTCGACGACTGGACCGATTAGTTACTCTGGTTTGGTAGAACGAGTCGGACACTACCTTTTTGGGGCTGAAGCTGGTGACTCGTTCACATCGAGTCAGCTTACAAGAATCAACAATTGCATTCATGACGGTCTTTATCGAGTCTACTCAGCCCATGAGTGGTCGTTTTTTCGTCCTTTGGCTGACGTGACCACGACGGCGCCATACACAACCGGAACAGTTACTGTTGCGTCAGGTGTTGTGACTCTTGTTGGTGGATCGTTTCCGTCGTGGGCTGCGAGTGGCATTTTCATGGTAAATAATCGGTACTACTCAGTAGCCAGCCGAGACGGAACTACGCAGATAACGCTAGATGACACTTCCGTTACAGTTGCTTCGGCGTCCAATTACAGCTTGGCTAGACCAGAAATCGAAATGGATGTTTCGTTTGATTCGGTCGCCAACGATAGCGATCTAGTTTACTACCCAGGTCCGGACCAGTGGTTCCCATCGGTAAACTGGCGCCATGACTCGACGATCAGAAAGCTCGAGACGGAAAATCCCGAGTTTAGTCGTCCATGCTTTTACTCTGTCAGAACGAAAAGGTTCGACCCGACCGTAGGGAGCAGGAAATCGCTTGTTTTTTACCCAGCGCCTGATGCAGCTTACGTTCTTCGGGTGCCAATGATTTTGCGACCAGTCGACATAGACGACTCTAATCAATATCCGATTGGCGGGGAAATGCTTAGTCAAGTTATTCTGGAAGCCTGCCTCGCATCTGCCGAGCATAATTACGAGGAACGCGAGCATGTACACGAAAAAAGGTTCCTAGAGCTAATTGCACTGGCAATTCGAAATGATCAGGAGAGATCGAGCCCAACAAGCCTCGGTCCTGACTCTCCGCGTGGAGAGAATGGAAAATTTAGCGTTTTCGATTATAACTATCGTCTTCGGGAACAGCGGATTGGACGTCTGATGCTCGATGGCGACGTTTTGTAGATAATAAGAGGCAAACATGCTCGACACAGTAAAATCTAGCATCGTGACCGACGCCGGTGGTGACGCCACGGTTTACTTGGCGCACGGTCCAAATTCAAAGCCTCACGGTTTTTTGGTGATGTTGATCTACACGCCAGGGACAATCGATACTGGCGCAGACTTGACAATCACCTGCGAAGATTCTGGCATTCCTATTTTGACAGTCACGAACGCCGGTACAGTTAAGAAATTTTACTATCCTAGGGCAAGGCTGAATGAAGTTGCAGATGCTTCAGAGGCAACCAGTGGATCCGAGTTGATCCCGCTCCGGGACGAACGAATCAAAGTCGTTGTTGCGCAGGGCGGCAATGCAGCTTCTGGGTCGATCGAGGCTGTTTACCTCGTTGATTTTTCGTACTAACGTTTCACAAAGGGTTTTATTGTGTCTGCTCATAACGTTTTGAATGAATTGCTTCGAGCTTTTTCTGTTGAAGGCGCGGGCTCTGTGTCGCTTACTGCGACAGCGTCCGGGGTTCGTATCCCGGATGAGCGGTATATCGTTTTTGTCAGACCAACATGGGGCGCCGTTGACAACATTCTGATTCTACCACCTCCAGTTCCAGGTAGGATTGTGATTATTGCCGGTGCCGCAACTGGTGGCGAATTGCGAACCACTGCTCCAGCTACGATCGGTATTAACGGCGGTACTGGAACTGATGCTGAATCTGCAATTGCTGCTAACATGATGGTTATTGCCATTTGCGAGTCTGCAACCAACTGGAAGGGTTTCACGATTGCTTCCAACGGTGTTGTGACAACGCTCCAGGTAGCAGCACCGTAAGCGATGACATGGCAGTCAGCAAGGAGTTTGTCTTTCCAAGCGGCGTGAATCGACGTTTGTCTTTTCGTCAAGAAGTAGGCAAACGTGATCGGTATTTCAGTCCTTGGGCGGTGAATTGCCGCCTAGAGGACTTTCAAGGAAGACTTCGAGGTGGATCGTGGGCTCCATCGGCGGCTGCTGTCATACCGGCGTCTCAAAGCAACTACTGGGTTGACAATTCTGGGAACAACATTGTTGATTCCTCGGGAAACCCGATTTTTACAAGCGTTGGTTACTCTGCCGTTCGCAGCGGTGGAATTAGCTACGTCGAGCCCGGTCCAAACGCTCCAGCAAGCCATCCCGCTCAGTGCGTTTACAGGGATCGGTTTGTCCGTCCGTCCGGAAGGGCTATTTTTGCGAGTCGCCAAGGTAAGCACTCTGATTGGAACCTGAGTTCGGACGTCAGCGATCTTGGTCGTCCCTTCGTTATGCAGTTGTCTGAGGCTGGCGAGCTTGGTGGAGATGTTGTCGCTTTGGTTCCGCATAAAGACGCATACATGCTTGCCGCAACGAGCGGCTCTCTATGGGTAATTCAGGGAGATCCGACTGCTGACGGAACATTGCGAAACATCTCCCGTGAGATTGGTATGGTCGGCGCTAAAGCATGGTGCCGGGACCATCTTGATAGGTACTACTTCCTGTCTTCGCACGGCCTCTACACGGTTGGAGCAGATGGAAGTGGGTTGCAGGCGTTGTCGGAAGATGTCATCCCAGAACACCTAACCGGGGTTACAAACGCAAATACAGTGCTAGAGTACGACCACAGCTCAGGTGGAGTTTACATACACATTCCAGACGATCCTGTTTATTCTTGGTTGTTTGAAATTGGAAATCAGGGTTTTTGGCCGTTCAAGGTTGGGCACGCTGGATCGCACATTGCTCTTGGTCCGATTTTGATGGGAAACAGCAACTCCTTTGGAAGATTGATTCAGTTGCATGGAATCACAGCCATGGGAAGCGCCAACGTTACATGGAGAGTAATGATTGCTGATACTGCCGAGCAGGTAAGCTATAACGCAAAAGCTGCAATTGACACACTGGTTGCTGGAGGATCGCCATCAAATGTTCACAGTAGCGGGGTTTGGTCGGCTGGAATTAGCCACCGCAGCTACCCACGAGCGAGGGGCAAATACATGATTCTTCTCATCTCTGCCGTTAGCGGCAATTGGGCGTGGGAAGGTGCTAGCGCGGTAATCGAGCCGTCTGGAGCTTGGAGGTAAAAATGGCTGACGTATCGTTCGTTGATTGGGTGGCTGGATTAGCTGTAGATGTGGTTGGCGGATCCGAAAAGATACCGTTAATCGACGGCACTTCCATTGCTCACGTAACCCCAAATCTTCTTGCTGATTTTGCTGTTGATAAGCTTCATCAGGCTGCTGTCATCACAACGCTGGGTGATTCTGACGAGATCAACGCATTTCAGTCTGATGTCGAGAAAATTATCACGGCTCAAAACTTCTTCAACTGGATCGTTGACAAGCTAGAGGCGATTACGACCGGAAGTACTATTGCCAATGGCGACAAGCTTCTGTTTAGCGATGCCGGGGTGCTAAAGCAGATTGACATTGCGGACGTCAAGACGTTTCTGGATTCTGCTGACCCGGCGCTCGGGACTGAGGTTGCTGGCCTTTCGGCGGCAACGATTGCCGACACTGATCAGTATTTGGTTGTGCAGGCGACAACCGCTCGGAAAACAACATTCACCGACATTGCGGCACGAGTTCACTCTCAGTTCTTGGCTTACACGACTGCGCTGCCTTCCATAGCAACGCTTGCTGATGGAGACTTGTTCTACGCTAGCGATAGCGGGGTGGCTAGCAAGGTTACGGCGTCAACGATTGCTGCCTACGTCCAGGCTGAAGTTGGGTCCGCAATCGTTTCCGCTGCTTGGGACACGTACTCGGCTCTTGGCGCTGCGATCAATGCGACTGATGTTTTCTTGCTTGAGAGATCAGGAGCTGGCAGGACTGCGACCGGCGCAAATATCGCCACGTATGTCGTAAGTACGCAAAACAGTGCCTCAGATGCTGTTGCGGCTGCTGCTGGTGACGATTTCCTGATTTTCCGCTCTGGAGTTCAATACAAGCTGGATATTGGGCTTTTGTCCACATACGTCTTGGCGTCCGGGTGGTCTGCCGCAAGTGGAGATCCGGTAGCTTCTGGGGACAAGGTCATTATTGGGAGAGGTGGCACAACCTATAGTGTCACCGTCGATCAACTCAAGACCTACGTTCTGGTTGGAATCCAAGCTTCCGTTCTCAATCTAACCGGGCTTACATCCGCAACGCTGGCGTCTGGGTCGATTTTCCTGGTTGGCGATGGCGCAACTCCAAAGAAAGCCACCCTGTCCGAGCTGGAGACAAAGCTTTGGGCAGACTTCCAAACGTATGTTGCTGGGCTCACATCGTTGACACCGCTGGATGATGCAGACACCTTCTATGTCATCGAAGGCAGCACCCCCAGAAAAGTCACCGCTGCAAACATCGCTACTTACATTGATTCCGAGCTGTGGAGTGCCGGAGCTGCAACCCCCGCAGTTCAGGCTCTTGACAATTTGTACATGCGACGAGGGTCTACAAGCTACAAGCTGGATGTGGGCGCCCTGGCAACCTACATTGCCGGAACAGTCACAAGCAGCATTGACGTTGGTGGACTGGTCACAACTGCAACGCTATCGGATGGTGACTGGTTTTTGGTGGACGAAGGCGCCACAAACAGCAAAGTGACGCTCGCTAATCTTCGGTCGCATTTCTGGTCGGAGTTCGTGACGTATGTCAATGGTCTCACGAGCGCCGTAACTCCGGTCGATGCCGACGTCATTTACATGATCAACGGCACTACTCCTCGCAAGCTTACAGTCGGGGATCTTTGGGATAATCGTTTCTTAGCTGATGCGATGATGATCAAGCTGGACGACTTTGCTGCGCCAGACGACAACACGGACTTGAATGCAAGTGCATCGCGCCACGGTTTGATGCCGAAGCTCAGCAACAACGCAAGGTTCTTCTATCGAGGCGACGGTACGCAGGCTACTTACGCTAGCGTCACACCTACCGCTACTGCAGCTACCGGAAGCATCCATTCTGATTCGGCACCACTTGCCTCCACGAACACCACTTTCATTACTTCGGACAGCTCAGCCAAGGGTGTCAAGCTACCCAACGGGGTCGCTGGCGACATTATGGAGGTGATCAACAATAGCGGAACGTCAGCTAAGCTTTACCCCGCCACAGGTGGGTCGCTGAACGGTCTTGGGTTAAACGCTGCTGTCGTAATTCCTGCGAACAAGGGCGTGCGATGCTTTTGCTCGGCTGTTGACACATGGGTTGTGTTTGACATGAACGCAAGAGCAACAACTGCGTAAGCTAGGAGCAGATAAATGACAACGAACCCAGTTCCAAAAGTACCTGAGCAGAATCCAGGACAGCAGGAGATCAACCTGCCGCGAGTCCTCAATCCGTACAACGGAGTTTGGTGGACAACGCAGACCGTTACCGACGTCCCTGAGAATCTTATGGGTTGGCTTGTCGCTCAGGGGTTTGAGGTCACAAACATTCGCCAGGACAGGACGACAAACCCTCCAACCAACTATTTCTCGGTTCGGAAGGATGGGCTTCAGCCAAAAGACCTGCTTTTGAGCTTGTGCAACTCGTACACCATCAACGCGAACGACGCCAGAACCGCAAACGAGATCCGGTACAACCAGATCGTGCGAAACTGGACTGCAATGATCGACAGTTCGCACACTCAATTCGATGCGCAGGTCGATGAGCAAAATCACCAGTCTGGCATCTACTTGGCTGACCTCGACACGTACATGACTGAAGTCGATACGCTTATCGAAGAAAACCGAACTCAAGTTGTTATCGATTCAGAGAACGCAAAAGACGCTTTGGACGACATGCTGCTCCGTCTAGGCGATCTCGAGACAAACGCCGCAAACAATGCAGTCAAGATTGAGGCGATTTTTTCCGAGCAAGACAACAATTACCTTGCTTTTGTTAGCGATTATGATGCCAAGCTTATTGAACTGGACCAGAACTTTGCTGCGTATCTTGCAGACATGCTGGCTCAGATTGCTGCACTAGGGACGCTGTTAGATACTCATGTGGCTGATTATTCTGCCAAGTTTGATGAGTTGCTAACCGACTACAACAATCACGAGTCAGAAATAGAAACTCAGATCGCCGGGATAGACTCTAACGTCAACGTCTATGTGCAAGACGTAGATGAAATACTGAACCGCATCCAGTTGGACTACAATCAGATTGCGATCGAGCTTAACGATGTCAAAGCGGAGTCGGAAGTGCTATCTGAGGACTTCATCGACGATTACGATGCGATCCTCCAAACGCTCGACAACGACCACACTGGAAACGCAACAGTAACCAGGGGGCTTCTAAATGGTCTAGGGCAGACCGAGCTGGCTAGGATTAACGAGCAGTTCGCCAGCAGTTTGTCTAGCCAAATGCAGATGATGGTTAGCAGGGGTCTGTACATGTCCACGATACCAGTGGACATCACAGCCAGAAACACACGAGACAAAGACGAAAATATCCAGACACTCAACGACCGGCTCAACCGAGAAAAGGTCGACAATGAACACAGGATTTACGAGCAAAAAACCGTCATGCGATCGAAGATGCTCGACGGCACCGACAGGATTTATGCTGTAAGGCAGGAGGTGTTGCGTTACCAAGCCACGATCATCAGCCAGCTTTACTCTTTGTTGACCGAGGTGAATAACAGGCTGTTGGCTGGAAAGCAAGCCTTGTTTGGTGCTCGCGATGCCAACTTCAAATATGGAGTCCAGGTAAAGTCTGATCTTTATGGGAAGTTGATGGACATCCGGCAGAGAACCATTGATTCCATCGACAGGATTTATCAGCTTCGCGATGTGTTTGCGAAGTGGAAAGCTGGCGAGACAGGAAAGCAGTACGAACAGATCCAGCAAATCGAGGCTCAGTACCTAGAAAGCATTCAGCGGCAGTATGCGGCAAAGCAAGAAGTTTCCAAGATCGAAATGTCCGAAAGGGACGTTCTCCTGAATCAGCTGCAAACGTCGCTGACTTCGCTTAACTCCGGTAAGGAACGTTACGCCGTGCTGTTGATGCAGAACGCCAATACGCTTGCTGAGCATCGACACCGAGCCATTATCGAGCTCATGAACACGTCAGTTCAAAGGCTTGACGGATGGAAGTCTGTTGCGGACGAAGAGAGGAAGCTGATGGCTTACCAGCTGGATGAGAGGAACAAGCTTCTCATAGGCTTATATTCTTTTGTCGAGAGGCGTGAGGATATCGGGCCTGAGTGGAAGGATATGACGCAGATTATTGCTGGGCTGGGCGATAGTGCCGGGGGATGGCTGTCGCCGAGTTAGGTGATTGTGTGAACTGGATTGCTTATTGGGTATAATGTTTAACAACCTGTTCCATAGTCCAACCGTGATTATCAAGTCGTCTTGCGATGGTGAAGTGAGTGACTCTAAGTCGCCTTGCCCATTCTCGCAAGCACAAAGTTTCTCCGTTGTAGGTCAGCATGCGAGCCTTGCGGCTGTTCTGGCTTTGTTCCAACTTTGTTGCCCACCTGCAGTTGTCTGGAAAGTATCCGAGATCGTTGTTGATTCTGTCTATGGTCGCATCTGGAAATGGCTTTGGTCCCATGTCGGCGAGAAAGGTTACGAACGAGTCTTTCCATTGGTCGCATACCGTAATTCCTCTTCCGCCATAGTTGTGGTATTCCGGATTACTGGTGTTGTAGCATCGTCGCTTCATTTCTTGCCAAGACGTGTATTCTGGAGACTTTGTGCGTCTAGCGGTCGCACCTCCAGCGCTCGCCCTGTGGCACCCGCAAGACTTGATGTCTCCGTTGCGGAGGTTTCCACGAGCCACGGTAGTCGTGTTTCCGCATTCGCACTTGCAGAGCCATCGAGAGTCGCCGCCGTTCGTCTTTCCAGCAAACTCAAGAACTGTAAGTTTGTTGTAGGTGTTTCCGGTTTCGTCCGTTCTGTTCTTGCTGCACCCGCACGTTTTTACGCTTCCGGATCGAACGGAGCGTCCGCTGAGCACCTTTTCGGTACCGCACTCGCACCGAAACAGCCAGTAGGCACCCTTTTGGCTGCCAAGGTTGGTTCCCGCATAGCTGACTGCGGTGAGATCCCCGAACTTTTGCCCGGTCATGTCTTTGACGCTGGTTCGGATGCAAGTAGAATCGCTAGAAGCCATAGCTTTGTTCCTACGAAACAGGTTGTGGTTAGAGCCGGAGCGGTCCACTACAACTGCTTCGGCTCGTTTCATTATGTCGGGTGCGGAGGTTTGACGCAACATGTTTAGAAAAAGAAGGCGCCCGACGCCGCATTTTCAAATACCACCACCATTTAATCCGATCAGTGGCGATTTCAATGATCTGGATATCGAGGGTGTCTTTCCGTATTGCACGCTGATGCAGATTGCGGAGGAGGACAATTACGACAACCA